GGCCTCCTTGGCTGCGTCCACGGACTTCTTGAGCGCGACGGCGGCTAGCCCTACGCCGGCAACGACGGCGAGCCCGCCCGTCTTCGCTGCCACTCCGAGGCGCTTGCCCCACTTGCCGCCGGCATCGGAGGAGTTCTTAAAGGCGCGCTCGAGCGAGCGGCTGTCGCCTACGAGCTGGACCTCGATCTTCCGTCCGGCCATCTATTCGACCTCGTGCGCCTTCCTCAACTCGTCCATCGCCCTGTCCAGCTGGCTCATCTTCAGGGCGCCGATGTCCACCGTTATGCCGACTCGACCGAGCGCAGGGATCCAGCGGTCGGCGGGGTCTGGGGCTCCGAAGTAGCGGGGCTCTCCGCGGAGACGCCCCCTTCGTCCGGGGGGCTCGAGGCGTCCGCCTCCTCGTCCGGCTCCATCTCCGCGAACTCCGAGAAGCGCACGTTCAGCACCTGGTCCGCAAGCACCGAGGTAGGAGTGCGGCGGTCGGGGTCGAGGCTCTCCTCCGACTGGCGGACGCTCATGTAGAGGATGGTGAGCATCTGCTCGAAGCGCGTCCCTTCCATGAAGTCGATACCCAGTGCTTTCTCGGCCTCGACCTGCTCACGCCCGCGCCAGTCGTCGCAGAGTTCCACCCATCTCCCTTCGAACTTCGCCTTCGCCATCTCGTCCTCCCTTAGAAGCCGTGCCGGCGGGCGAGCATGAAGAACGCATCCTCCACCTCGTCGGCTATGTCGTCCTCGTGTTCTTCGAGCGCAGGGATGAGCGCCGTCCGCATCTGCAGCGCCCCGAAGTCCCCACGCTGGCCCGTGACCTTCTTCGCCTTCTGCGTGACGAAGGCGCCCGTGGTCGTCACCCGCGGGCCGATCGTCCCGGCGCTCGCGCCCTGGAACTCGCTCACCTTCTGGCGCGCAGACTCGGCCACGGGCTCGGCCGCCTTCAGCTGCGCGTCCTTCATCGTCTTCGCCGTTGCCTTCTCGGTCGCGTTGAGGGCGCGCATCGTCTCACGGTAGCCCGTGACGCGAACCGTGCCCTTCGTGGCCGCCATCAGGTCGTGTGCCTGACGACACCGGTCGTGCCCGCGTTTCGGTACGTGACGGTCGTCGTCAGCGCCGAGCCCACGTCGCCCTGGATCGGCTGATAGTCACCGAGCAGGAGCGCGTTGTTCATGAAGAACGTCGGGTTCGTTGCCGAGCCTGCCGCGTTGACATCGCGGACGGTGACGGCGAACGTCGTGTCCGAGTTGACGAGCGGCCAGTGAGTCGCGTCCACCTTGCCGGCGTCGAAGTTTTGCAGATACTCGACTTCGATCGTGGCGTCGGGGATGCCGCCAACGAAGCTCTGGAACGAGTCTCCGAACGTCGTCACCTCCACTTCCGGGCGACTGGTCGTGATCGTCACGGCCCGTGCCTGGTTGGACAGGTCGACGCCGTTGACGGTCACCAGCGGGTTCCTCAGTACGTGCTTGGGCATTCTTTCCTCCTCTCTATGACCAGATCAGTTTGACAGTCCAATCGGCGCCGATGTACGGGCCGGCCGTTGCAGTCACGAACTCCACCATGCCGGTGCGCTCGCTCACCCAAATGTCATCTACGCCCAGAGGCAGGCTCGTGGCTTCGATCGCATCCTTGATCACCGTGTTTCCGGCTAGCTCGTCGAGCTTCTTCTGGGCGCCGATGTCGCCTCCGGCAAGCGAGACGACGGCGCGCACAGTAAGCACTTCGTCGATGCCCTCCTCGTCGCCGGACTGATCGTAGGCCACAGGACCGAGCATGACCATGAGCGACGGCGGCGTTGGGTCTGCGAGCTGATACGGGCTCACCTGCCAGCCGGTCACGTCGGCCTCGAGCGAGTCCGCGATCGCCTCGCGCACGTCGGCGAGGTCAGGCAAAGGGAACGTCTCGGTTGTAGGGCGCCAGGAGCTCCATCACCTGGCCGTCAGAGCGGGCGATGCGCACGGGGCTGCCGTCGAGGCCCACGGTCACGATACCGAAGGGAGCCTCGCGAGCTCGGCGCATGATCTTCGTGGCGATGATACCGGTGGCGATCTGCACGCCGTCGGGCGCGGCCGTCCATCCGAACTTGCCGGTGACGCGCACCGAGCGCGGGTACTCCGTGAAGAGGCGGAAGCTGCGGCCGGCGACGCGGATGCGATTCCAGGGGCGCCCGTCGAGCGAGGCGTTCAGCGGCTCGAGGACGTACTCGTCATTCGCCGTCCACACCGAGGAGAAGCCCGTCCCGCCGCTTTCGTCCGTGGCGAGCTCCGTGATGGTGTTGATGTCGTCCGTCTGCAGGAGACGCGGATTGTCGGGCGTGTAGTAGCGGATCTCCGTGCCCGTGGTCGTGAAGAAGCGCGTCCCGGTGATCTCGTCCACGGCGCGGGAAGCGGCGACGAGCGCGGCCTCGAGGTCGGCGTCGGAGTGGGACGTTCCCGAGAGCTCAAGCGTGGACTTGGCTTGCTCCACCTCGAGGTAAGTATGAGTCTGGCCCGAGTGCTCGAGGATGCGGACGAGAAACTCGGGCGTGTCCTCGTCCTGGCCCGCAATCGTGACCCGCCACCATCCCAGGAAGTCGCCGGCAGTGTCCACGTCAGCGGCCGCAAAGCTGTAGGAAACCTGGTTGTTTGGCTCCGAGACGACCGTGGCCGCGGCGTCGACCTTGAGCACGGTCGAGCCCACGGCGCGCATCTGAAACTTGACTGTCGCACCGGCGGGCAGCGGATCTGCGCTCCCATCCGTCGAGATAGTCGCCTCGAGAGGTGGCTGGCGCCTGTCCTTGTATCGGGTGATGCTGCTAGCCATCGGTGTCCTCGCCTAGTGTGCCAGTCTGCGCGGTCGTAATGGTGCCCGCCTCCTCCGACTCGAGGCTTCCGAGCTCCGATCCCGCAACGCTTCCCCTATGCCGCGTGCGCAGCCTTCCGAACTGCGTCGAGCGGAAGGGCGGCAAAGCAGCGAAGCTCGCAGGGATCCAGTCAGCGATCATCGAGGCGAGCGAGGTGGCCGTAGCAACGAGTGTTTTCGGGATCGTCTTCGCCACGCTCGCAGTCGTAGTCACGGCAGCCGAGAGCGTGAACGAGACGCTGCGGCGAATGGTGGCCGTCGTGGTCACAGTAGCCGTGAGCGTACGCAGGAAGACGCGCAGGGCTTGGATCGTGGCCGTGGTCGCCACCGTAGCCGTGATCCTCTTGGCTACCTGCTTCTGAATCGTGGCGAGGGTCGTAGCCGTCGCGTTGAGGAGCTTGTTCGTCTGTCGCTGGATCGTGGCCGAGCTCGTCACGGTCGCCGTCAGCGCTTGCAGCTTGACCTTGATCGTGGCGATGGTGGCCGTGCTCGAGGCCGTCGCCGTCAGCGCCTTTGAAATCTGCTTCCGAACCGTGGCGAGCGTCGTCACCGTGGCGTTGACGAGCTTCGACACCTGGCGCTGCATCGTGGCCGTGCTTGTCACCGTGGCCGTGAGCGCCTGGATCTTCACCTTGACGGTGTTGATCGTGGCCGTAGTCGTCACGGTCGTCGCCGTGAGTGCCTTGTTCACCTGCTTGCGCACAGTGGCCGTCGTCGTCGACGTAGCCGTGAGCGCCTTGGAGACGAGGCGCTGAATCGTGGCCGTGCTCGAGGCGTTAGCGGTGACGAGCTTGTTCGCCTGCCTCTGAATGGTCGCCGTGCTCGTTGCGTTTGCGGTCACGTCCTGATCAAAGGTCGTTCCGCCTGCCGACGCGTCGTACAAGAAGCAGTAGGCGAACTCCCGCGCCGTGCCGTTAGCCGTCGTGTACGTGAGGCGGACGTTCGTGCTGTTTTCGGCCACATCGGCGGAGTAGAGATTCGTGATGCTGTTTTCCGTCCCGGTGTGGCCGTAACACTGAACGGCCTGCGTCGTCGAGGTGATCAGCGCCGAGTTGTTGAAGCCGAGTCCGTCGTCATCTCCGAAGCCCGAACTTCCCTCGGTTGTGAGGTCGGTGGCGCCGACGAAGATGTTTCCTAGGCTCGTACCGCTCGTGATCGGCGAGGTCGAGCCGGGCTCGGAGTGGCCGAAGAAGATGCAGGCGCGAAGTTCCTCCGAGAAGGACTGCGCGATGTCCTGGTCGCCCGTGCTCGTCCTCGTGGCCTGCCTGCCGATCTGCGCCTGGAAGGTGCCACGGATGGCGAGAGCGCACACGGTTCGCTGCAAGGAGGGAACGTCGGGCCACGTGAGCTCGTAGCCATCGGTCGGGTGGCCGCTCGTGTTGAGGTCGCCTTCAGCATCGGCCGTGCCCGCAGCCGATGTGAAGCCGAGGAGCGCGCGATCCTTGGCCCAAATGGCGACGTTCATGTTGCCGCCGCCGTCGTCGCCGCCGAAGAGGCAGAAGGCCCGCTCGCTGTCCGAGCGCGTGACGCCGAAGCCGTTGTTCCAGTCGATGCCGGAGATGCCACCCCCGGAGGCCGTCACGCCCGACTGAGCGAAGAACCACAGGAATGGATCGCCGCTATCGCCGGGGTTGCCAAATCCCGAGCCGAGCGTCACGTCCTGCGGCGAACTCGTACCGAAGCGGTAGAAGTGCGCCTCGGCGTCTGAGATGTCGTCGCCTCCGAGCACGAGGTAATGGACGATCACGGCAGAGGCAGAGGCATCGGTGCAGTTGAGCGTCACCGAGTCCGAGTCCATCGAGTCCAGCGTGATCACAGCATCGCGCGTCGTGTCCGACGCCATGCGCGTAAGAATCGCGTTATCGTCCGTGTCCTGGCCGTAGATGGCCGACGTGTTGCCGTCAGTCGCCCAGTTGGACGTGTAGCACTGCTGAACAGCGGCGCCTCGGTAGGTGCCGAAGCCCTGGCTCCAGCGTGTCGACTGGTTCGTTACCGCGCCCGCAGAGGTCTGCCCGCCGGTCGTCCACAGATGCACGGCCTTGGGAACGAAGGAGAGCGTCCCGGCAAGGTCGAACGTGCCCGTGCTCGTCGGCCAGGTGAAGGTTCCCTTCTTGACGCCGAGAGCCACGGCGCCCCCCTCCTACGTCCCGTCGAGGATGGCGCGAATTGAGGTCAACTTGGCCGCGTAGCCGAGCGCCGTTTGCGTGGCGTCGTCGGCTCGGGCCGTCTCGGCGGCGAGGAGCGTGCGGCAGTCCTCGAGCGCGGCACGCGCCTCGGCCAGCAAGTCCTCGCACGTCGGGCCGGGCGGCTCGTCGCCGGGGTCTGGATAAGCAGCATAGGCGGCAGCTACCGCCCCTTCCCACTCAGAGCTCGATAGCGGAGTCGTGCGGATGACGTTGCCCTCGTTGATCACGCCCGGGTCGTTCTTGCCCTCGAACGCGGGAGGCTTCGAGTAGATCATCGAGCGGCGGACGCCGCAGGCGGCGTTGTCGTCGGCGATGTGGCAGCCCTGCGCGTTCGGGCCGGCGATGATGCCGTCCTCGAGGAGCACGTCGAAACAGGGGTCGAGCGCCTCGACGCCTGTCGAGACGAAGAAGGCCGAGTGCCGACCGTCGCCCGCGCCGAGGAGCGCATGGAAGTGCTCGAAGTGGATGCCACGCCCGCCCATGATCTGCACGGCGTCCTGATGCGCCGCGCTCGGGCCCGGGTGGCCGATCGCGTAACCCTGAATGGTCAGGTCACGGACGCCGACGCCGCCCTTGACCACGTCCTGCGCTCCGTATTGCTGGGCGAGAAGCGTGAAGGCTCCGGTGGCTCCTTCCTGCAACTGGCAGGCCACGACGCCCACGCCCGCGTCGATCGTGACTACGACTGTCTCGCCGTCCATGCGGCGGTTGCAGAAAAAGGTCTCGTTATGGAGGCGGATCACCGCCACGGCTAGTTGTCGAAGACGGCTTTGATCGTGAACTGGATCGCGTCACCGCTCGAGAGCCCGATCCCGGTGAAGTCGCCCTTGAGGAAGAGGTTCCCGGCCGAGGCCGCGTCCCACAGGCCCGCGTTTGTTACCGTGCCCGAGCCCGTCGCCGTTCGCGTGGCGACCACCTGATAGGTGTCGTTCGTCGTCGTCGTCGTCTGCCGCGTGGACGTTCCGGCGGTGTGATCGGTGTTCCCCGCTGTGAGGTCGACGAGCGCGGCCGTAAAGAGCGAGGTGTCCGTGCGCGTCGTCGTGCCGGCGCCCGTTCCCCAGCCGACGTGAAGCGGCTCGGTGCCGGCTCCCTTGATCCGGTTCGTGACAATATCGAGGCCGCCGTCAACTACGAAAGTCGCCACGTCGCTCCTTTCAGCTTACGTCGGAGGGCAAACGCCCATCGCTTCCAGAAATGCTTGTGCCAGTAGGAGACGACGCCGAGCTCCTCGCGTTCGCCGTTGGCACGGATGACCACGACTTCGATCGTCGCTTCACGCGCGCCGCCCTTGGCGTGGATCTCACCCACGAGTCTCGGCCTTCTGCGCGCGAGGCCGCTTCTCGGCTCGCTTCTCCGGCGTCTGAGCCTTGTAGCCGAACTTCTTCAGCTCGGCCCGTGCCATCTCGGCGCGATCGCCGCGGCCGGCGCGCTCGCAGTCCTCGACCTCGCGGAGGAGCGCCTGGATATGCGCCTCCACCAGCTCCTCAGTTTCGTATCCGTTGAACATGCTCCTCCTCTCTCGGTTCAGAGCCGGGGGATTGCGGCCCCCGACTCTCAGCCGATCTAGGTCGACGGGAACGTCGGCGGGATCAGACCTGCGCCGCTGATGCGGGTGATGGTCTTCGGCCGCCTGCCTCCCGCGAAGGCGCTGAAGGCGTAGAGCTGCAGGCGGACCTGCAGCGTTCCGCTCAGGACTTCACTGAGAACACGAGCGCGGAGCTCGCCTTCGGCGAGGATCAGCTCTTCCGTCGCAACGACGTAAAGCTCGTCCTCGTTCGTGCCGGTTCCGAGCGTGGTCGCGATGTTCGGGTCAAGAATGACACCGAGCCCGGCGACCGAGAGCGCGAAGCCGTTGTTCTGGGCACCCGAGGCGAGCGCGAACTCGCCCTGCTGCAGCAACGACCCGAAGGTGTCGCGGTGCGAGGCGAGCCACGCGGCGCGGCGTGGGTGCATGACCACCGCGTCGGCCTGGTAGCCGGGCGCGTTGGTGGCGATCTGCGAGATGGCGTCGTAGATGGCACCGACGAGAGCATCCCCGCCGCCTGCCGCTCCGACGCCCGAGAACGTGACGGTGTTGATCGAGGCCACGTTTCGGAGCCCTCGATGCTGCCCTGCCGAGCCAGAGCCCGAGAGAAGCTGCGTGTCGAGAACCGAGTTGTAGGACTTGTTCAGCTCGCGCATGATCACGACATCCATGCCGGGATCCGCGAACTCGTAGCCCTGGATGGAGAGGTCGTTCTGGCCGGCGATCGTCACCTTGGGAACGCTGTACGTCTCGCCGTCGAAGTCGACCTCGTTAACGGCCGAGCCTTCAGTCGCCTGCACGGCGACGGTTGGCGCGGTCTGCACGCGCGGGAAGTCCATCTGCTTGCCCGTCGCGCTGAGGGGCATGGACGCGATCGCGTTGGCGAACGGGCGGCCGGCCACCTCCTCATCGATCCACTGCTGCCCCATGTAGAGCGGCGGGATGAACGTGCCCGTGCCGGGATCGGCCGAGGTCACGTCGCGCTTCTCGGCCAGGTCCACGGCCATCTCCTTGCCGTGGCGGGCCAGGCGCTCGAAGGCGTCCGGCGTTGCCATGCCGAGAGCGGGGACCTGCGTGGCGACGAGATCGCGGAAGTAGCTGAAGGGGCCGCCGGGGCGGTACGTCTTCGGCTCTTCTCCGACTCTGACGCCGGCCTCTCTGAGCGCCACGGCCGAGTTCTCGCGGGCCTTCTGGAAGGAAACTTCCCGCTCGAGCTTCTCAGTCGTCTTCTCCACGGCGTCCTCGAGCTTCTTCAGCTCTTCAGCGTGGAACTCGCGCTCGTCGTCCTTCGTGTCCGCCGGAAGCCTGTCGATCAGGTCGCCGTAGTCACGAAGATCGTCGATGGCTCGGTCGTTGGCCTCTTTGGCCTCGACGAGCCTCTTTGTCATCTTCATCTCAGATCCTTTTCGATCTCAGATTGCAGGAACTGGGCCGAACGCACCGAGTCCTTGGCGCGTCTCTTCAGGCTCCAAATCCCCGAGCGAACAAGTTCCGCCGGTGGCGCGAACTCGCTCTCGCCGTCACCCGTGGGCGATGGCGGCGTGTCTCCCTGCCCCTCATCAGAGGCGACGGGGGGAATGGCCTCTCCGGGGAGACGACCACGCTTGATTGCGTCGTCCAGCACCGAGCGCATGTCAGCGCTCGAGGCCGGGTACGCGGGGAAGGCGACGACCGAAACGTCGTAGAGCTCGGAGGCTCCATCGGCCTTGAGCGTGCGCACGACCTTGCCGTCGTCCGCAACCGCCCAGTCGTCGCCACCTTCCTCCTTGATCCTGAAAGCAAAGCTCATCTGATCCACATCGTGGCGCTGCATCTTCACGCGCAGGTTGCGCACGTCGTCGTCGGTCTTGTCGAGGCGGGCGAAGACATGCAGCCCGCGCGTCATGTCCTCGCGCAGCTCGAGCGTGCCCGAGCGCGTGCGAGCGAGCGGAAGCCCGTCGTGGTTCACCATCAGGCGAACGTCGGGGTCGCGCCGAAGCACATCGCGGAAAAAGCCCGGCTCGATGATCTCGCGGAAGCCGCCGAGGTCCTCGCTGAGCGAGTTGAAGGGTGCGGCGATACCGCGGAGAGTCGTCTCGTTCTTTCGCTCCGGGTCGCCCGACTCGCGCCACTCGAACTCATCGAGCGGAACATAGAACGTGCGCAGTCCTGTATCGCTCATCTCAGCCTTCCATTATGCGCTATTCACCCGACGTTCCGTTTGTCGCGGCCACGGCCGGGTTCGGAGCGCCGCCGACCGGCGTGAGTTGCGGCACCTGACCGGCGCCGTCTGCGAGTGGCGGCATCCCGTCCTTCGCCCGCGCCTCGTCCACGAGCCAGATCCCCGACTGCACTTTTTCCTTCTGCACCTGTGCCATCGAGACGGCATCCGAGCGGAGGAAGTCGTCAACGAAAAACTCGGGATAGAGCGGCGTGTCGCGACCGAAGAGATCGCGGTCGTACTTGAACGCCTTCTGGATGCGTACGAGCCGCGGTCCCAGCCCGAACTTGAGCCAGCGGAGCGACTCCTCCTCGGATGTCGAATGATCGCCTTCCTCGAGCAGAGCGGCCGGGATGCCGTACATGCGGGCCACGTCCTGCACGCTAAACTTCTGCGACTCAACCCATTGCTGCTCTTCGAGGTTGATCGGGAAGGTCTTGAGGTCGGCACCGCCACCGAGCACCCCTGTCCGCCCTCTGTTCGCTGCGCCCTGATGTCTTGCATCCCAGGCGTCGGCCCACGTGCGCGCCTGATCCTCGGTCACGCCCTGCGGAAACATGAGCGCCACGCCGGGGCGGGCGTCGTTCTGGAAGTGCTTCCCCTCGAACTGCTCGCGCTGAAGCTGCGTCATCAGCGAGTAGCGGTGAACCTGCAGCGGCGAGTAGCCGATGTCGCCACCGCCGAGCGTGTCGCCGCGAATGTGGAGCACGTCGTCGCGTGGGATCTTGATCCGCTCGCGCCCGTTCCACCACTCGTAGATCAGCTCGTTCGTCTCGAAGTCACGCTTCACGGTCATGTTCTGAGGCTGCAGGATGGAGAGGGCGCCGACCTGCTTGCGCCTCGTCATCCGCGCCTTGTAGATGAAGGCATTCCCGCACGACTCGAGCCCAGACTCGATGTCCCAGTAGAACGAGAAGCGCGACACCTCGTCGTTCGGAAACTCGAAGAGGCGATGCTGCCACGACTCAGGACGCTTCGTCTTCTCGTCGTCCTCGCCCTCGAAGACGTTCAGAGGAAGGGAGGCGACCGTGGCCGAGTAGAGGCGGATCGCAGCGCCCACCGCTGGCAGCCCGACCGTCTGCCCAAGCGGAACGACACCGCCGCCGTCAGGCGACGGGATGATGTGCTCGGTGCCCCACTCGCCCGTTGTGCGGAGCTCGCGATCGCCGTGGCGGGTGGCGAGGATCACGAGGTCAGCACCTGCCGGTAGAAGACGCGCTCGCGCGCGATCTCGTACTCGCCGTCACCCTCGAGCGGAACACGGCCGCCGCCGTTCAGGTGTACGCCCTTCTTTCCGATGTAGTGCTTGCCCGACCAGTCCAGCCCAGTCTCGATGCCCTCGAAGCTGGGCGCGTTGAGCCCACCGTTCCCGTCGAACAGGTGATAGCGCACGCGGCGCCTACGCCTGAGCAGCATTTCCCATCGGCTGGCCTTCGGTCGGCTTGATCCTCTCTATGGAGTGCATCGCCCGCATCCAGTAATACTGCTCAGCGGCTAGCTGACGGGAGGGCATCCTGAAATTATGCCTGTGCTCCACCCTGAAATCGTTGATCTCGAGGCACGGCTCCGTGTCGTGCCAGTCGTCGAATCCTCGCAGGTAGCGCGGACGGTCAGGCGGGCCGGCCGTGTAGAGGTAGTGCGCCTGCTCGATTCTCAGGTCGCGGAGCGCGCGGAAGAGGATCCGGTGCCCGTAGAAGCCCTCGGTGAGCGTGAGCGGGTTGAACGGCGGAACCGAGACTGCCGTGGAGGGATCAGGCTGTTTCGTATTGCGTTGAAAGAAATAGACACCTGCAACGTCCTCCTCGGACTCTTCTAGACGACGAGCAAGGTCGTATGGCGCAGCGTCGACGAGCTCGTCGGCGTCGATCTGAAATAGCCAGTCAGTCGCCTCTGTCTCGGCAAGCGCCAGTTGAACGAGATGGTTCCGCTTCTCGACTTCATTCCCACGCCAGGCCTTCTGCGGCCGGTAGATGGTAGTACCCATATTCAGCGAATGCGCGCACTCGGTGATCGCCGCGGCCTGCTCGGAGCCCGAGCGCGGGCGGGTCAGAGCATCGGGGAAGAGCTGGTAGGCGCCGTCCACGGCGACGATGTGCTCGACATTCGCCTTCTGCAGCGAGGCGACGAGCGAGGCCAGCCACTGCGAGGACTCCTCATACCAGTTGAGGAGCGCTACTAGTCTCACGCCGCCTGCTCCTCGAGGCCTTCGAGCCACTTGAGCGTCATCGCCATGCCCGACTCGAGCTCCACCTCCGGCATCCAGCCGAGGCGCTTCAGCTTCTGAGTCGCCAATCGCTTCACGACCGTCTGCCGCGCCGGCGGGTCGACCTCCTCGATCAGCGAGAGAGGAGCGCCGGTGAGGAGGCAGGCGATCTCCGCAACGCGCCGCATGGGCACGGCGCGGTCGTCTCTTCCCACGTTGTAGACGCCGGGGTGGTCGAGCGTGATTCTCATGGCGCGCACGGTGTCCCCGATCCAGCACCAGCTTCGTTCCGCCCCACGATGAACGGGCATACGCTCGCGGTGGAGCCCCTGGTGGAGCATGTTCACGATCGCGGCTCGTCCGCGGCCGGGAGGCAGCCCTGGCCCGTAGGGCATGGAGATCCGCCAGATAGTGAGGTCGTTCGGCGCGTACAGACGACAGACCTCCTCGCCCCATCGCTTCGTCAGCCCGTAGGCGTTGTGCGGCAGCTCCTGGCCGAGATCGTGCTCCACCCATGTCTTCACGGCGCCGTCGCCGTACACCTCGGACGTTGAGGCATAGACGAGGCGAACGCCGGCCTCGCCGCAGGCCTTGGCGACGAACGCCGTCATGCCGGCGTTGTCGCGCACCGTCTCCATCACGTCGTCCTCTCCGAACAGGCGCCCGACCTTGGCGGCCAGGTGGACGACGAGATCGGGCTCGTGCTCGCCCAGGAGCCACTTCATCGTTCCCGGCTCGCGCAGATCGCCGTCCGAGCGGTCGACGCGAACCACGTCGTGGTCCGATTCGAGCTCCGCGGCCAGGTTCACGCCGATGAAGCCGGCCGCGCCGGTGATGAGCACGCGCCTCATCGTGGGCGCGGGCGTGTCGAGATTGTGTAGCGCACCTTCGTCCTCCCTTTCGTGGATACGGTCACTCGGCTCTCGCCATCTTCATCTGCTCGATCTCGCACTTGGGGAAGTGGCAGAGCGTCCCGGCGTCGTCGTAGAATCCTCCGCACGTGCAGCGGAGCACGGCGATCGGCTCTGACGGCTCGGGAACCATCAGATGCGCGAAGCGGTCGGGATCCTCCTGCACGCAAGGCGGCATGGCCTCGAGCCCGACCCACTCGCTCGGGCGGTACTCGCGGGCGTAGAGGTCGCGGCCGGTGTCGATGCAGCCCTGGATCCACTCGTCGGTGAGGAAGAAGTTCCTGTCACCCTTCCTGCCCTCAGGTATGAGCTGCTCGTAGAAGTTGTCGGCCATCTCGACCATCTTGTTGCGGATGTGGGCCACGTCGCCCATGTAGGAGAGATGCCAGCCGGCTACTCCTGTGGTCGCGTTCAGGAGCGGCGGTGCGAGCAGCGCCTGGTGAACGGGAACGCCCTGCACCATCCAGCCGCAGACGACGGCCGCCGTCGAGCCGATCAGCGATCCGCGATCGAGCCACCGCCAGTTGAGGCGGTAGACGAACATGTCCATCAGGAACTTCGTCGGCGTCTGGTAGAACCGAAGCGTGGCGATGGCCTGCTCGAGCTGTTCCGGGTAGGGAATCTCGTCCAGGTCGGAGATCAGCACCGAATCGTCTTGCGCCACGTCTCCGAGGCCGCGCTCGAGGGCGTTTCTCTGCCAACGCTCGCGCGCCCAGTCAAAGTCCGGCCCCTTGCCCGGCGGCATGTCCTCGACGATGACGTGCTCGATCTTGTCGAGCCAGGGCTCGAAACGGGCCTTGTTCTCCTGGAAGTAGAGCGGCTTCGGGTTCCCGCGCTGCGTGACGGTCGCCTCGGCCAGCACGAAGCGATCGACGACCGGATCGAGCGTGCGCAGGCGGATCTCGAGCACGTCGAGCTCGTTGTTGAAGGTCGACGCCGCCCAGATCATCGGACGGCCTTGATGCGCATCCGCGGCAGGTCCGACTCGTCGATCACGATCGGCCCACCGCAGCAGGGGCAGAGGTCGTCCTGGATGCCCTTGAAGGCGTGGAAGCGGTCGAACATGCGACACGACTCGACCACGGAGAGCAGCCGTATAAGGCGCTCGTTTTCCGCGCGGAGCTCGGCCATCTCAGCGGCGAGCGCGATCATCCGACCCAGCCTGCCCAGCCGAAGTCAGAGCCCATGCGGCCGTAGATGTTGGGGACGTAGCCGCTCAGGCTCATGTATTCGCACAGCTTCGGCACGTCGTGCATCCGGTTCATCCACAGGCGCCCCTCGGCGGCGGCCGTGTGGTCGAAGGCATACTCCCTCGTGTCCTCGATCGGTATCTCCCGCCTGACGGCCTGATAGGTCACCCAGTCGTCAGTCCCGTAGTGGATCGGCAACACCCAGCCTCCGAGCTCGAATTGAGCGCGCGAGAAGAAGGGAACGAGGATGTTCTGGGTGTCCTCATAGCGCGGCTGCAGGTAGACAGGGCAATCGAGGTAGATGCCGTCGTTAAAGACGGCCGCGGCAGGGAGGGCGCCGCGGCCTACCGTTTCCATCGCCGCCTCGGCCCAGCCGGCGCGGGGCTCGAGGTCGTCGGCGGTGAAGTGGATGAAATCTCCCTTGGCCCGCTTTGCGCCCTCGGCCCAGGCAAGACCGCAGGCCGGCAGGTCGCGGACGACGATCAGCTCGAACTTTCCCGGCGTCGTCGCCTCGTAGGCGTCGAGGCAGCGGATCAGCGTCTGCTTACGGCTGGCGACCGTGGGGACGACGATCGAGATCATGCGAGCACGAAGGCCGTACGCTTCGCCTGCACCATCGCCGCCGACAGGGCGAGCGTGACGGAGACGAGCGGCGAGATGTTGTCGGACGAGGACTTGCGGCTCCACGCCCACGCATCGCCCAGCGGGCGCGTCGCGGCTGCTCGAATCGACGCCACGAGCCTAGGATCGCCTACGTGGCGGATGGTGCCCTCGCTCACGGCGTCGACGAGCCGCCCGCAGGCGGCACCGTGCTCCGAGGCGGTGAAGGCGATGACGGGAACGCCGGCCGCCTCGAGGGCGGGAACGAGGCTCGAAGCGGGGCCATAGCCGTCGCAGACGACCGCGGCGGGCTTGTGACGCTCGGAAAGAGCGAGGATGCGCTCGACCACCCAGGCCGTGCCCCTCCTCGAGTCCGTGATCTCGACGTGCCAGCGTTCGTTCTGGTTGAGGCCGGCCGCGGCGATCGATGCTTGGCGGTCGGGGGAAACGTCGAAGGCGAGGCAGATCGGATCCTGCAGCACCGAATCGGCGTCCTCGAGCTCGATCCAGGCCTCGTAGTCGATTGCGTGCTCGTCCGCGTAGTCAGTTCGCGGCCAGTCGCCGATTCCCAGCAGCTCGACGGCCGCCTCACGAGAAGGCATGGAGAGGAGCTCCTGCTTCATGTGATCGGGGTCTATGCGGATCCCCAGCGCCGGGTTTGCCTTCTTCCACAGTGAGCGGTCGTTTCGCACCTCGTCGGGCACGCTGGAAGGGTTTTCGCCTTCTATCGACCACTCGAAGTAGACGAGGCGCTCATCATCCGGCTTGGGCGCGATCCCGCGCTCGCGAATGCGTGTCCAGATGACGGCGTTCTCGTGGACGAGCTGGTCGACGGCCGAGCCCGTGTACCACACTTGCGGGTTCGGGCGCGCTCTCTGCATGGGGAAGAGCGCCGCGTAGGCGTATTCGGGGATGAACATGGCCTCGTCGAGCACGAGCAGGTCGCAGGAGAAGCCGCGGCCGCCGCCCTTCGTCCTCGTGCGAAAATGGATCTCGCGCTTCGGGTTCACGAGCTCGATGTGCTCCGCGCCCGATCCCTGGAAGATGCCGCGCGTTCGCCCGCCGGCGAGCTCTTTCCGTAGATGCGGCGTCTCTTCGATCAGCGAGCGGAAGCGGTTGAAGTGCATGAGCGAAGTGGAGAAGTTGTGCGCCGAGTGAATAGTCAGATCGGAGCGGACGAGGAAGAGTTCAGCCAGCTCGCGTGCCTCGAGAATGGCGCCCTTTCCGTTCTGGCGGGCGACATTGACGCCGACCTCGAACGCGGCGTGCTTCTTCCCCTTCTGCCGGAGCGATTCGCGCAGCACGTAGGCCTGCCAGTCGTCGAGCACGAGCCCGGCACTCGCGGCCAAGTCGACGGCCTCGTTTCCCAGGCTCGAATTGCCCTTCACCGTGCGCGCGAAGCGCGGCTTCACCATGAGCGCGAAGTATGCCGCCTGCTCGCCGTCGCCCTGTTCTCGGCGCGGTGCTCGGGTCCGCGGATGTTGCCGGCGTCGTCATGGCCCAGATCCCACTCTTCGCCGGGGTGAATCCTCCCACCGCAGCGCCAACACGTCGCCAAGCCCGATTCAACGAAGGGAACCAGAGCGCGTCTCGTCGCTCGATGCGTGGCGTTATACCGCTGTGCGTGAGCTCGAGCCGAGAGCGTCATCGCATCGCACACAGAAATTTCACTGCGGCGGGGTATGGAGGCATCGTATTCAGCCTACCCACCCCCCCTAGTCCTCGGAGCTCGGCGTAGCACCTCGCTCGTAGGCCATACGACAGCAGCGAGTAGCAGCCTTGGGTCGACGCTGCCATGTCTCTTGTGTCTCAGCACTCGGCGCGCTGCCCTTGCTCGTTGCATCATCGCTCTCTGCTCCTCGCTCAGTGGATACCTGAACGCCGGCTTCGTCATGGCTCAGAGGTTAGAGCCTAGGCTAGACGGAGTGGGGTGGTATCCCTGCCAGAGCCAGGAGCCTGAGCAAGAGTGGACTAGCCCTTTGAAGGACTAGCCCACTCAGCGAACTCCTGCCATCGCCTATCACCGTCGCCTTCGCGGACTGGTCAGCCTCGCCATCGCCACGCCCGTCCCCGGCCCTTATCCGGGTACAACCTCCGATGGGTCTACGGCCTACGTCGCCCTAGCTATCTCTTGCGGGGGATAGCTTCGTGGTAGGTGCTGCGCTTACGCTGCGGTGCGCCTCCTTCTCTGTGACTTACCTCGCTTGGGAGGTAGCACCACGACTGCGAACTCTTGGCCGTTGCGCTCAACCGGCTCGGCCTGCTTGCCTCGAGCCAGAAGCTTTGTAGCTGTGACCTTGCGCTTTGCTGCTGCCTTCTCCGCATGGCAGGAAGTGCACCAGCCACCATAGAACTTTGTCCCTTGCTCCCTCTCCACCTTGCAGTGAACGCAGAGACTAGGCACGTTGTGCCAGAAGCCGATCCGCTTGCGCTTGCTCATGTGCTCGGCCCTCGCATCGAGGCCGGCAGCGCGTACTTGTTCCATGTCCGCTTCATGTGGAACTTGGCTGGCTGCACCTCGAGCACCTTGCCGGGGTAGTCGTACTCGTAGCGGTCCGGCATGGTCGAGATGCGTACGACTTCCTTGCCTCCGACCGTGGGCTCCGAGGGATTGGGGATCTCGATCGTCCTGTAGGCCAGGCCCTGGCAGAAGCGAGGCATGGGGCTCGAGGGGGCCGAGCGCATCTTCTCGCGGCTAGTCATGCCAAGAGCTCCTAGACCCAAGCGGCCCTACGCCGCAGGCCACGGCCGTAGCCGCTCTGCCCGTCTGCACACGGCCTAGCCGTATGTCTGAGTGCTTCGCCCACAGCCGGTAGGCCTCGCCTATCTCGGCGCGCGTGGCGCGGCGGCGCTTCGTCACGGCTCCTACAGTCTCGAGGAGGTGGCCGTTCCAGAGGCCGGGTCGGGACTTGCGCTGAGAGGTGGGTTTGGTATCGTCAGCCATGTTCTTTCTAGCCGAGGGAACAAAATAGCACCGGGTCGCTCCGTCAGTCAAGCGGCCCGGTGTTTTCTTTTCCTACGGCTGCCAGCCCTGCGGCGTCAGAAAGAGCGGCGGTATCGGCCTGCCCGTCACGCCGTCGACGGCAGGGCGCCCGTAGCGAAGCGAGCGCCTGGCAAGGGTGAGCTCGGCCTCGAGGCGTTCCACCCGTTCCACGAGGCAGGTGCGGCAATGCTCGGCCGGCACCCAGGGCTCGGCGGGCCTCGTCTTGTGCTCGATGCGGCAGAGGGCGCATAGATGAACGACGCCGTGAACGAGGCGGCAGGTACAGCGGCTCATGCGGCTATCCCCACAGCACGTATCCAGAGATCAAACCTACGATCCAGCCTATGGCGAAATAGAGCCTCAGAGCATTCTTGATCGAGATACTCACGCGGCGGCCTTGACGTGGGCGAGCAACTGGTGGCCGATGAGCTCGGTGTAGGCCGGGGGGATGGCCTCTGCCATTTCAGAATCGGTCATCCAGTCGATGCCCATCGCCTCGGCCCAATGCTCGCGGCCCTTGCCTCCTCCGGTGCCGTAGACCGGAACGACGGCGCTCTTGTACCAGGCGCCGTGGTCGTAGACCTCGAAGCGAGGCGCCTGCTGCCCGTGGGCGCAGGGCGGAACGATGAGCGGGAAGTTCGTCTCGAAGCGTCGATGCCGGCGCACGCCGAGCCCGAAGCTCGAGCCGCACAGGATCGGGCCTTCGAGCGGTGCGCCTGGGACGTTCTCGATCACGTAGGGGAGGCCTGTGGCTTCGAGTAGGGGGCGCAGAGGCGTGATCAGGTCAGGGCCGCTTGAACCGTGCATTCCACTCCACAGCTGGCACGGCGGGCTCGCGTGGATCGCGTCGAAGCGTTCGGCCTCGATCCAGCGATCATCCAGGCGCAGAGCATCCGCTTGGTAGAACCTGAACGTGTAGTTCGGCTGCGGCTCGATGTCTACTCCCACCACATCGAAGCCCGCGCGGTGGTAGCCCATGGCCGCCCCGCCGGCCCCGCAGAACAGATCCAGCAGCCTCGGCCTCACTTGCGCTTCTTCCCGTTCACCCAGTTATGCACCGTCGTCTGCGGCACGTTGAGGCGCTTGGAGATGCATTTGTAGGTCATGCCCTCTTCGCGCATCCCAATCGCCTTGAACCTTCGTTCATCGGGCTTCATGGCGAGCTGCATACGGCGGATCTCGTCAACCTGGCGCTTCAGCTCGGTGCGCTGGGCGGCGGTCACGGCAGCGACCGCACGATCAGCGTCTCACAGCCGCCGTGGTCGTCGCGGCGATAGACACCGTTGATGTAGGTCGAGTCGATGTAGCACTTGTCCACGCCGTTGCCGCCACCCACGTAGTCGTTCGTGCCGGCGTCTCGGCCGTCCACAATGTCGTTTCCGTCGAGGCCGAAGAGGTGATCGGCGCCCGAGCCGCCGCCTACAACATCCGCGCCTCCGTTGCCCTCGATCCAGTCGCCGCCCTCGCTCCCGCTCAGGTAGTCCCCGCCGGAGCCGCCGTAGAGATTGTCTGCTCCGGCGAGGCCGTAGAGCGAATCTGCGCCGCCGTAGCCGTAGGCCGTGTCGACGCCGCTCGTTCCGACCCAGGTGTCGTTACCGTCGGTGCCGTAGTAGAGCCACGCCGCCGCCGAAGAGGCGAGAACGAGCGCAGCCAGGGTTGCGAGTGTTAGTGCGAGCTTCATGGTTCTCCTTCCGAGGGTGTCTTGCACCCCACATGCCGAGCCCACGGCCCGACGACGTGGCTCTGAATCCCGCCTGCGCCGCTGCGCCTCTGCTCCTTGACCGGCGCACAGTAGAAACCCGAGCCCCGGCGTACGGGCTTGCCGCAGACGGCGCAGGGCTGGCCGGGGGCGTCGTAGGGCTTCACCGCCAAATGCGCCAACCCCTCAGCATCACGAAGATCCCAAGCAGCACAAGCGGAAGATAGGCCCAGTTCACCGCTCGCCCTCCATCTCATCGAGGCGGGCGAGGGCCTCCCCCATCGCGTCGAAGTAGAGGGCCACGGTCGCATCGCTCTCGCCGTCATAGGCGCAGTACACACGTGCCGCCTCCGCGACCTCCTCTAGCTCTGCGATCTGAGACTCGGCCTCTTGCAGTCTCTTGCGTGCCTTCCATTTAGCCTCGGACTCCTCCCGCACCCGCTCCACCAGCGCCAGGATGCGCTCCGGCGAGCAGGCGGCGATGTAGGCGGCGTTTAGGCGATGCTGCTCATCGGCCGGGTGCCGGTTGTCCCATGTGGCGATTATCGGCCCGGCGTGGTCGTGGTATGGCCGTACACCGTGCGACCATTCATCCTCGTCTGTTCCCCACGGCCCCGGCGTAGCCCGCTTCGCCTTCTCGGCCAGGTCGGTGAGGGGGTCAGGCATCGGCGCTCCGCTCGCGGAGGAGGGCTATGGCTGCTTCTGCTTGCGTGACCCAATCGTGATGAGGGCGCGACGGCGTGCGCAGCGCCGCCTCGATCTGCCGCGCCTCCTCGTCACTCACCACCACGCACCCGCACGGCTTGGCGAGGGCTTCGTGGGCCATATCCGACAGCGCCTCCATGCGCGGATCAGCGGTTGCGAACTCCTCATATCCGCTCACACCCGTCTTCACAGCACCAGCGCGAGCTATCCGTTCCAGCGCCTCTCGGTAGGGGCAGGTCACAGCACACCCCCGTAGGAGCTCGGCTGACACGCCCACGGCCGCCACGTGTACCCCGTCGCGCGGAAGTAGCGGAAAGCCGCTCTGGCCTGCCCGATCGCCGTCGAGGAGTGGCCGTAGCGCGAGCGGGCGTAGCTCCCCATCTGGAACAGCCCGAGATACTGGCCGTTCCGCGCCGTCCTCGACCAGCGCGACTCGCAGTAGGACACCTGCAAGGCCTGCCCTGCCCAACGGCCGAAGACGTAGCGTATGGCCGCGCGGGAGTTGTAGCGGAGGCGCTTGAGAATCTGCTTCTTGGCGTAGCGCACAGCCCAGAGCTTCGTTCTGAGCTCGCGCACCTTGCTCTCGAGGATGATGGTGCGGTGATTGGCCCGCTCGAAGAGATCGGTCATGTCCGAGAGCTCGGCCTCGAGCGCCTCGTAGTCGGCCAGCGGCACGCACTCCTCCGCGGCGCACGGATCGGGCTCCTCCTGCGCGCCGGCGACGCTGCGCCCGCCGATGAAGGTGCAGATGCCGACGATGAGGGCGAGCGAGAGTAGAAGTCTCATGCGATCCCTCCACAAACCTTCCTGCGCGTGTGCAGGAACTTGAACTGGGACGTGTCCCCGATGCGCTCGTAGTGGCGGTAGACGCGGATGAGGCTCGCGCCTCCGCCCTTGTCCGCTCGCCAGAACTGGCGCACGAAGCTGACGGCGTAACTTCCGGTGACGTTGAGGCCCTTGCCGCAGTAGGTCGACGGATGGCTGGAGCTATCGGGGGCACGCACGGCCGCGGCGAGCACGGCGGCGACGAGCGCGACGAGGAGAACAGTCGAGAGCTTCACGGCCTTCCCTCCTCCTGGCACCACATCTCGAAGGCCAGTTGTCCGTAGAGCCATGCGATCATCTCCTCCACGAGCTCGGGGATGAGGTCCTCGACGGTGACGCTGTAGAACCTCACTCGTCGCCTCTCAGAAGCCGGGACACGAGCGCCTGTAGCTGCGCGTTCTCGCGCCGCAGACGCTCCACCTCGCGGGACTGAGCCATGACGAAGCCGTGAATGGTGACGAGCCAGCGGCAGCCGTCCTCGTCGAGGCGAGCCTCCAACTCCTGCCAGGCTTGCTCAACGGTGAGAAGGTCAGTGGTCATGAGCTAGAGCGACTCCAACGCTGCGGCGTAGGCCTCGGCCGCCTTCGTCAGATCCTCCGAGGCCTCCTTCATCATGGCGCGGAGCTCGGCAAGTTCCTCGCGGAGCAGGGCGTTCTCGTGGCGTAGTGCAGCCACTTCTTGGGCGAGCATTTCCGACACTCGGCCGGTTACCACGATCTCAGTCTTCGCCATGTCAGTCACCTCCGTAAATGTGGCGGCCCTTGTGCCCCAGCCCGAGCACGCAATACGTCCACAGGCCGAAGCCGGAAGGCATACGCGCCGAGCAGCGCGGAGCATCGCGGGCGACCTGTTGCTTGGGCGTGGGCTCGGGGTAGAGCGCGTTCTTGCGCTTACCGCGCTCGCGCTTGCTCTGCTGCGGCTTGCTCACGAGAACGGCGCGTTCGGGTCGGCGGCCGGGTCGTAGGGCGCCAGGGCGACGAAGTTGCCGCCGCCGGGCTTCACCATGACGACGGTGGGGGCTACGGCCTTGTCCTTCTCGCGCTCGAAGTAGCCGGCCATCGCGTCGAGCATCATGTCCCGCGACGTAGGGTTATCCGGGTCGGAGCCGAGGGCGAAGCCGATCAGGCGCTTCTCCACCGTGCCGTCGGGGCCGGACTCGACGTTGACCTCGAGCTTGTAGCGCGGCGTGTCCTGGTAGCCGCCCGTCGATTCGAAGATCACATTCGTGATCACCATCGGCGTATAGCTCTTGATCATGGCCTCTTTCTCGTCTTTGCCGATCCAGGTGCCGTCACCGTGAACGGTGCTCGGCTCGAACTCGTCGAAGAATCCTCCCATCAGCTCCAATCCTTTCGCGGCCACGAGCGGCGCACGTCGAGGGGTTTACGAGCGGCCCCGCCGCCGTCAGGGGTTCCAGCATGCGGCAACAGGCGGGAACGGGTAGGGCCGCTCGACGAGCAGGACGGGGATGCATGACCCACGCCTCCGGGGGAACCGACCGGGCTACGGGGCGCTGCGGCGTCCCGCTCCGACTCGGAATCGTCCTGCTCGTCCAACGGCTGCCAGGTCATGCCCACTAGAGCGCCCTTCCTATCTGCTTGTAGGCGGCCTTCTTAGCCCTGTTGCGGGCCACGGCGCCGGGTCCCCTGCTGATTGCCTTCGCCAGAGCCCAGAGGCTTAGAAAGCGGTACAGCGTTCTCATCTGCTGCCGTCCTCTCCGCCCTCGTCGTCAAAGAACCAGTCCACGGGGACGCTGGACATCACCGCGAGGCGACGGAGCGCCTGCAGGCTGGGGAACGACTCGTTGCGCTCCCAGCGCGAGACGGTGATGGCGTCCCTGTCCAGCCTCGCGCCCAACTCCTTCTGCGTGAGTCCGAGCGAGTCGCGCGCCTGCCGTACCTTCTCGCCTGTGGTCATAGCGCCCGCAAGTTTCGGAGCATGGTCACGTTGGACACGACCACGACGCGACCGCGAGCGGTGGAGCGATTCGGCCATGCGATGCGAAGGGCTCTGGTCGCGTCCTTGCGGAGCTTCGCCCTGCCCGAGTCGCTGAGGCCCGCCAGATAGCTGCGCATTCCCTCGGTCACCTTTCCTCCTTCGTCTGTTGCCATGGCAGGACTATACACGCCTAGGCGGACGGAGTCAAGTCACCCGTAGAAGAACCACGCCGCGAGCACGAGCCCGAGCAGGACGCCGAGGAGGAGGAGCGCTGCCCCCTCGGCGTCGACCCACATCTCAGAGCGCGTTCGTCCCGGCGAAGACCAGCACCCAGACGCCGACCACGATCGCCGCCAGCAGAACGTCAGCAAGCGAGATCACTGTACGGCGCTCGGGGACGAGGAGTCGCCCGACAGGCTCGAGAGCAGCGACGTGACGACCGAGAGGCCGGTGGCGATGCCGGCCGAGATCAGCACCGTCGACCAGTCGAGCCCCGTCGTCACCTGCAACCCGGCGATGACGCCGAGGAGCGTCTGCGCCGCCGTCTTCACCGCGCGCTCGACGGCGCGCTTCCAGAACGCCTTACTCCACATGCTTACCCCTTCCCTCGCGGAAGGCCCGAGCGAGATGCTCGAAGCCGTCCTGGTTCACGGTCGCCAGGTGGTCGTAGCCTTCCTTCATGGCGACCAGCTGCGCCTTGTGGCGGTCGCTGGCGCGTAGCTCATGGTTGGCAAGCGCCTCGGATATCTCCTTGAAGGCGCGCAGGTTCTCGGCCTGGGCCTCGATGATCTTCTGTGCCACGCGCTCGCCTCCGAGCTCCTGCACGACCTCATCGAGACGCCGCAGGCGCTCGCTCTGCCCATCGAGGATCTGATCCTTCTCGACAAGGGTCGCCTGCATCCGCTCAGCCCGCGTGTGCTCGGCGTCGTAGTTGACGCGCCAGCGTCTGCCACCGAAGAAGAACGAGCCGACGAAGGCCGAGATGACGGCCACGGTCACACCCACGATGCCGAAGAACTCCACGTCGCTCACCCGCTCCCGGACGCCATTCGCTCACCGCCTCGAGGTCCTAATGCCATCCCGTCCTCTTGAGCTCTCTCGCCCGCTTGAGGACGCTTCGCATCGGGAAGAAGATCCCCGGGTCGGTGTGCGTGGAGGTGCGAAACGCGAGTGATTGCGCGCGGTGCGTGGAGACGCCATGTTCCACGTTGCGCTCGAGCGGAATCCCGTACTCGGACGACCAGTAGGCGAGCCAGCGCGCAACCTTCTCCATCTGCGCCTTGCGGCGGCGCCACTTGAGGAGCGAGAAGGAGGCGAAGCCGATCATCTCGATGCCGAGGCTGCCGGTGTTGCGCCCGCCCGTGTGCCACGCAATCTGCTCGTCGTTGACGTAGCGGGCCGAGTTGCCCTCGGCGTCGACTCCGACATGGGCCCCGAAGCCCTCATCCTGGCGGTCCCAGAACTCGGCGATGCCCTTCAGGTCGGTGAGGCCCTTCGTATCGTGGCTCTCGGTGTCATGCAGGATGATGCGCGTGGGGCGGTGCGAGCCGTGCGAGTCGACGAGGTTGCGCCCGTCGTAGTCGATACGCGGCTGGTGGACTGTCTTTCGGTTGTGAGGCATCGAGGGTTCCTCCCTAGGTCGGTACGCGCCGCGCCCAGATGGCGATTGGCATGTTCGTTGCGGCCCCGCCTGCGCCTGCTTCGATCGTCCCCGTTCCCCCGGACACCCACGCGCGCACGGAGTACGTCTTCGAGGACGCCGGCGGCGTGAACATGCGGCACTGGCAGATCGGCGTCTGCTGCGCCGGGGACGTAGAGCCCATGAACGTGATGATCCCGAGCCCGGTCGTGCCATCGAAGAGGCCGATGTTCATGGACTGCGAGGCCGGGGCCGTGGCCCTCATGCACGAGAACCAGAACTCGGTCGGGTCGGCCGTGTAGGTGATCGCCCCGAGCGAGACGACGGTGTTAGCCGTTCCCTCGGTCGTGGCCGTGATCGAGACGTTCGTGTTCTGCTCGACGTAGCCGAGGCGCTTCTGGAAGTTGTTGTTATCAACGATCTCGTTCCAGACGGCCGCGGTGACGGCGAAGCCGCTCGAACGAGTGGTCATAGTGACCCAGGCCATTAGCCGAGCACCGCCGTCGAGTTGAGCTCCGTGTAGCCCGAGATCCCCAAGTGCCACTCCGAGAGCGAGGCGTTGAAGCCGCGGGCAAGGTTCCAGGTGCAGAGCAGGTGGCGGTCCTTCGTGAGCGTCTTGCGCTTGCCGATGATCCAGGTGATGCGGTCGAAGGGCGTGCTCGCGTCGAGGCCCTTCACGCGCACCTGGTGGCCGATGTCGAGATCGAGGATCTGGCGCACAGCCTTCGAGCCGTTGACGGTGATCGAGGCAGGGCGAAGCGCAGGCTCCTTGTAGAGCTCCAGCACCTCGGCTCCGATCGTGGTCACGTCCTCATCATCGCTCAGAAGGAGGTCGGTGAAGTCCGGGTTCGTGCGTGTGCGCCTGGCGCTCACCGAAGCGGAGTCGGCGAGCGAGACGAGCTCGCCGCCCTCGCGCGAGGCCGTGACCGTGTTATAAACCTCGTTGTCGTAGATGGGCTCGATGCCCTCATAGCCGACCTGCCCGGCCTGCGGGCCGAACGTAGCCTGCGTCGTGTTGTAGGCCGCAGCCGTTCCCATCCAGTCCCAGCCGAGGTAGACGGGGTTGCCCGAGCCGTTGAAGAAGAACATCGTCCGCGGGCCCTCGGCGTGCATGAGCTCCGAGATCTCCTCGAGCTTCGCCTGCCCGTGCTTCATCTGCGGCTGCACGGTGAGCCCGGTGGCCTGAATGCTCGCCTCACTCCACAGGTCCGACGTGGCGATGTCGGCAATGCGCGTGCCCACGGTCTGCTCGGGCCAGCCGCGGGCGCTGCCGGCGGTGTAGTGGGCGAGGATGCGCTCCGCGGAGAGCACGTACTCGTAGACGGCCACCTCATCCAGCGAGGCAAACCCGCCTGCGGGGTTGGCTGCTTGTCCTGCCAGTAGGAAGGGCGATCCGGCATCGGCCGCGGGCAAGAATCCCGAACCGCCGACCTCTCCATCGAGAGCGCCGTCGACGTAGAGCCTGGCAGTCATACCATCCCATGTTCCGACGACGTGATGCCAGACATCGACAGTCACCGTTGTTGCACCAGTGACAGTGAGGACACCAGAGGGCGACAGGAAGACGACAAACTTGAAATGATCTGCCGTCTGGTCGAAGGCCAGGAAGAACAAGATGTCTCCTGCACTCTCAGGTGAGATGAGGAGGTTCTCGCTTGTAGTGAGCGCCGAGAGCTTTGCCCAAAGCTCCGCGCTCGCCTTGTTATTGCCCCCAAAGGTGTCCGAATCCTCAGGAGTCATCTGCGCGCGATCGGCAGCAGCAAAGTGGACGGCGGTATCGGTATCTCCGAGAATCGCTCCGGCTGCTCCGAGCTCAGGGTTGTTGATATACGACCCCGAAGGCCCGGCGACGCCGGCTAGTTCTGCAATCGTCTCCCGCATAACCCATCTTGTCCGTCTGCGGCGCTTGTTCTTCCCCTTTCCGAACTTCCTCTTGGAGATCCTGTTATGAGCCACGAGCTTTGAGCCTTCAGGCTCGCCCAGCCGCCAGTAACCCCAGGGCTCGTCGAAAGCGACAACAGAGGCGTAGTCGTCGGCCGATGGCGGATCGAGGACTGGCAGATCATCCAGCGCCAGCACCTCGAAGCCGTCCGCGCACGTCATCGTCACCTCGGAGTACGCCGTTCCCGCCGGGTAGTCGATGTCGATCTGCGTGATGTACCAGAGGCCTTCCTGCGTGGCGCCCGTGCCGTCGTTGAGCGTGAGGCGGAAGCGGCGGCCGGTGTCGATGTTCGGGTAGAAGGCGCCTGCAACGTAGTCGGGCTCCCAACGGCGGTTCTTGTTTCGAAGGCGGATGACCGCGCCGCCCGGTTGCGGATCGTCGCCCTCGTTGTCGACGCCGGCCCACCACTCGATCTGCTGGCAGTCGCTCGACACGTCCACCCACGTCGGCGTCGTATCACTGAGGTCGTCCTCCGAGAACTCGAGCAGGATCTGAGTGAGGTAGCTAGGCATGGCTCACCATATGCTGCGCCCCCCGTTGCCGCGCGCATGGCGCTGGTTGAGGCTCTGCAGGAAGGCCACGCCCTCGGCGTCGGTGAGGACGAGGAAGCGGCCACGGCCCGAGCCGCCACGAGCGCCCACACGGGCGGGAACCACGTCCTCGCCTCTATGGATGACCGCGAGCCCGGAGCGCGCGACGTGGCCTCCTGTGGCGACCTGGGGTATGTCAGGGAAGTTGACGTGAATGTCTGGGCCGAGAGGAACGGGAATCGTGAAGTCGGCGATCGCATTGAAGGCTGAGATGACGGCGTTGATCGCCGCTCGAGCCGCAGCGCCGACGAGTGCGGCGAGCCCGCGCAGGCCGGACACGATCCCGTCCTTGATCGCGCCTCCCAGTTTCTGAGCAGCGGACTTGAAGTTGCCGATGAAGCCCCTGACGATGGCGACGATGTTGCCCAGAACGCCCTTTGCAATCGTCTTGAGCGCGTTCCAGGCCTCGCCCCAGTCGCCGCGGATGACGGCGAGCACGAGCTCGATGATGCCCTTGACGATGTTGAGCGTGTTTCGGATGATCGTCTTCACCGTCTCGAAGTTGCGCTTCACGTCGTCACCGAAACGATTCCAGAAAGCTCGAGCGCCGGCCACGATCGCCTGGATGGTCGGGAGCAGGTTTGCGTTGAACCAGTTGAGGAGCTCCTGGCCCTTCGCCTTGATGACTTCGAAGGCACGGCCGGCGACTGCCTGGAACTTCGGCCAGTTCCGTTCGGCCC